GTTGAGGAAGAATTGAGCTGGTAGTCAAAATGCCCTGTCCGTACATGCCTGCGGACAGGGCTAGTGAGCAAAAACAGCGGCCAAATATGTTAAGCAGATTACGGTCAAAGAGGCTGAGCAGCGACATTTGATGATAAGAGTTGCATAGACAACAGCCATTTCTTTCACATCCTTTCTGAATATAATTTTTAGGATTAAATTAAATAACATTAACCATCACCATCCAACAACGCTTCAACCTCCGCTTTCAGTCTGTCAGGTACGTCATTAAGGGTTTTCAATCCTTTTTTGATAAGTTCAGCGTATACTTTTGCCATGATATTAACCTCCAATCATTTCATATACTTCACACAATGCAAGTTGTGTGTCGGTTAACTGCTGTTCGGTAAGGGCGATTTTTTCATTCATATAGTGAATGTATTCGTCCTTGTCGTATTGAACCATATCAAATTCAAAACCGTTGAATTCGTGTTCACCGTCTGTTTCGGTGACAGGTTGAATGTTAGTATGAACCCAAACACTGAATTCATCAATTTTCAGCGGTTCAGGTCTTACTGTGCTTCGTGTTTTACCAAAATTAATCATTTTCGTTTCACCCTTTCTAAATAAAATTGGTCAGCCGCTTCTTGAATTGGCGTGATGTACTTTTCAGTAAGCTGATAACTATCACAATGTTTTAACCACCCCTTGTATGAATTGATTGAACACCATTCGGAATAGTTCATTTCTTTTCCGTTATCAACCTTCTTTCGGATACTTAACATCTTTGATTTGAACTGTTTACAGGTTGATTTCCTCAACAGTGTATAGTTCAAAAAGGTTCTGTAACCGACGAAATCAACACCCCTAACATAAGTTGGGAATATTTGCCAATTCTCTTTAATAGTCAATTTCAGGTTTTTTCGGAAGTAATCCATGATTTCTTGTCGTAAGGCATGAAGTTCAGATTTTTCTTGCCCGAAAATTACAATGTCATCCATATACCTGAAATAATGTTTAATACGTTTCACTTCTTTAATCCAATGGTCAAAACTGGAAAAGTAGAAATTACCCGCGTACTGTGAAAAATAGTTACCGATGGGAATTCCCGTTTCAAGGTCTATGTCTTCGTCAAGTAACCATATATTCCGCATATCTTCAATCTTTACGGTTGAAATACTATCAATGATTTCATCTAACAACCAAAGTAAATCACCATCCTTGAATTTACGTCTGAATTTTTGTTTTAAGATGTTGTGGTTGATGGACGGGTAATATTTTTTCGCGTCCAATTTTAAGCAATATTGACAACCTACAACATCGGTTTGCATTGCGTGTTTTAGTTTACGAAAAGCCGCGTGAATTCCTCGTTTGGGGATTGCTGAATATGTGTCAGCGGTCAAATTTTTAATTAAAAACGGTTCAATCACCTGTAAAATCGCCCATTGACATATACGGTCAGGAAAGTATGGTAATTTGTAAATTTTACGGGTTTTTGTTCCATCCGTTTTCATGAAAGTCATATATTCTGATGTTCGATATGTTTTGTTTATTAACATATCTTGAAGCATGGTTAAATATCGTTCTTCATTTGCGTCAACTTCTTTTACTTCCTCGTACCAGCCTTTTCCTTTCCGTGCGTTCTTATGTGCCAGTTTCAGATTTTCCATTGAATAAATCCGTTCATAAAGATGTCCGTATCTAATCATGAAATACCTTCTTTGTGTATGCAGTTTGTAATCGAACCTTCAACTTTTGAAAATTATCTTTCAAAGTCTACCAGTACAGTTCAAATTCTTGTTATGTTTTGCCAAGTGGCAGGGTAAACAATCAACGATATATAAAACAGGCGGGATTTGATTCCCGCCTGTTTTTCGCATTTACTAACCGCCTGCTGATATTCCGATTACGATTCCCGACCGTGTTATTCACATTCCAATTGAACTCACTCGCATTAGAACCATTATTCCAATTCGCACCTAATAGGGTAATTAAGAAACTAATTACCTTTTTTATAGGCGTGGTATTGGTATTTATGCGTGTGGGAAGAATCAACAGAAGATTGTTTACCCAAGTTCAACGTTGTTCAATTTTTAAGGAACATACACCAACCGCCCGCCGACAGCCCGATTACGAGACCCGACCGCGTAAGCCACACTCCAATAGAACCCACCCGCACCAGAACCATAAGCCCAACCCGCACCCAATAGGGCAATAAAGAAACCGCCCGTGTATTCGTTGTTTTGATAGAAGTAATCACCTACGGGAAGATTACTGTCACCAAGTGTTTCAGACGGGAAGAACAACCAATCAAAAGGTTCGTTATATGCCATAGCGGAAACATAACCATTTGCTTTTGCAAGCGTGATTTCTGCGTTTTTATAGCTTCCGTCCGTCTTGCTTTCTGTAAAGGCATTATCCGCAACATACAATTCATGAACGCCGTACGGATAGATGTTCAAGCCATCAACAAATTTCCAAATGTTACCCCACGGGTTTTCTTCGCCGCGATAAGATACTGAACACTTACCATTTACGCCACCAATAGCAATTCCTGTTTGATTGCCAAGCGTGGACGTGCCGCCCGTAATGATTGCCATGTTAGTTGCTTCATCGTCGGTATTATCCACGTTACCGCGCCTAATCAAGTTTTGAGTATTGAAGCCGCCGTATTCTATAATCATTAAAAGCTGTGTAGCGGCGGCGATTGCGCCGTATGTTTGCGACCATCCCGCGCCCCTGTTTTCGGCAAGGATACCGCAATTTCGGCGGGTCAGGTTTTGGGTCAACCCGGAAATCGGTTTTGCGTTTGCGATGGATGATAATTTATCACCAGTGGAAACGGTAAAGTCTGCAATTTGCGCATCGTTCAAAATATAACTTGCCGCTGAAACATCATATAAACACCCTTCATATGCGCCAATCAACACATAATTTTTTTCAACACCATTTTTGATAAATGCGGGATGAAGTTTGAACCCTGCTTTCTGCGTTACACTCACATAATACCGTGCTTTCCTCATGTGAAAGCCTTTCCCGTTAGTAACTTTTTCAAGGACAAGGGGAACAACCTTATAATAAAATTTCGGTTGATACACCATAACTTGAACGGCTGTTTCCACGGGATATGTTGTACCTCCGATAGTTACTGCCTGTGTCAATTTCCCGGTTTCGGTATATGCAGAATCACCATAATATGCAACAATTACGCCGTTATTTGTAACATTGCACCGTCTACGTCCACCAAAGCATTCGATATTATCAAACATTGCGCCCGGCGTTCTGTTCTTCGCTCCAGCGATACGCGTGAATATGCGGTTTTGAAAATCAGCTTCAAGCCCGAAAATATCTTCTTCCGTATACCCAACATAAGATTGCAAGTCTGCGATTTGGGAATAAATTTCATCCAAGTCCCCAACAGTCGCAACGGCGGCGGGGTCAACTTGAAGCGTAACACTTGCCGCGTTTCCAACGCTGATGACCAATTCAAATTTAATGCCTGTACTGGTTACGCCGTTGAATGCGGGAATATAATCAGCCTGACCGTTTACAATAGTCACACCATACAAAATTTCTCCTTCATCGGGGTCAATTGCGTAAACGCCTACGGTTTGACATAAATACCCTGTCGAAAGTGAAGCGTTGTTAATCGCCCCTTCAATCTTAATCGCCGTGTTGTTTGTCCTCGTTACTTTGCTGACAAGCGTTGTCTGCTTTATGTTTGATAGACTTGTTAAACCTTCAAGTTGTGCCGTCGTGTAAGTTGTGGATGACGTGTTGATTTTGGTAAATCGGACGTTACCAACCCCCGCCATCATTTTAGCCATTAACGCCTGTCCTTTCGTGGTAATAATAACATTTTGAAACTGTGCCATTGTTTGTGTCCCCTTTCTAAATTTGATATTCCGTTACAATTACGGACGCGCTTTTGTTAGTTGCTGAACCATTAGCGGAAACGATAGTTTCAAAATCGTTCGTGATGAATTCAATTTTTGATTGAACAAGTGTCGAACCGCCTTTTACCATACCATTCGCGTCGTATGTGTCCGAAAAATCATTAGTGACCATATAAACTATTGTTGAAATAATTCCCGAACTAACGCGTATTTGTCCGCTTGTAATACATTCAAGGCTATTCGTTGAAATTACAACAAGATTTGCGGGGACAACGGATTGTATTAAATACTTCAAATTGTCAACCCCGCCATTTTCACCTATATGGGTTATCAACTCCATTTCGTATTCATTAAAGTTTGTAATTAGTTCAAAGTTTTCACCGTACAAACTTCCTAGCATATTTATAAACGTGGTCAGTGTATACGGTAATTGCTCATTCAACCGAATCAAGATTTTAGTTTTTCTTGCGTCAAATGAATCCGTTGCTTTTGGTACGATTCCCAAAATTGTTTCCCAACGCTTCACACCGTATTCTGTTGATGTTTCAACAAACTGATTATTAAGCACGGTTTGAATTTCAGCGAATAAATTAAAAATTTCAGGCTGTTCACTGTAGGTCAACGCCTGAAATTGACGAACTTTTTTTAAAACCGTTGGAATATAACCGATTAGGGGTCTATCTTCATAATTAGACATTGCTTACAATCCCCCTAACTGGTATAGAATTCACGTTGAGGGGTAAATTTTGGACTTGCCCGTTTAACGTGGTGTTTTCAATATCAAGAATACCCTGTACCTCTAATAATCTTGTTTCAATTTGACTGATTCTTACGGTTAATGTTGCTGTTGGGTCATTACGCCAATTAACACTATCCCATTCAGTAGCAAGGTCATGAAAATAACTATCAATCGCTTGTTCGACGTAAGGTTTTACCGCGTCCCAATCCCAACCACTTTCGAAAGTTAAATGCGTTGTAATATTAACCGTTTCGCCGCTTACACCTTCGACCGTGACAATATGACCAATAGGGGCAATACTAAGCCCCAAACCATTATTTGGTATAGGGTCAAGCGCGGTTTGTACTGCATCAATCAATGTAGTCGATGGAATTTGAAATTCACTATTCAAAAATACAACTTTAACCGTTCCCCCGCCATTCCAAACAGGATAAATTTTTACGCCACCCACACCATCAAGGGCAAGGGTTTTTTCAACGTAATCTTGAATATTGCCCCCAAACGCTTGTGATTTTAAGCTGTTAAAATACCGCGCCCGTAAATGTTCGGTTGTTTCCTCGTCTTCGCCCGGTATCAGAACATCGGTTAAAACTGCGCTTGTTAATCCGTCAATGTAATCAATCGGAATTAAATCGCCGCTTTCAAGATTTCCAACCGTACCAGTTGTTTCACAACGTAACTGAAAAACGTGGTTTTCGATTTTGGCTATAACGATGTAATTCAATGTGTTCAATGAAAATCTTGAACCGATAGGAACGTCAATATTAAATTCGCCCTTACGAATTGCCGCCGTTGTAGGTTCAACCGTAATACCACGTTCCTTACACCGTCGAATTAAAAAATCGCGGGTTTGGGTATCCGCGAACGATTCATTCAGAACTTCATCAAGTTCAATATACATTTGCTGTATTTCAAGGGCGGCAGGGGAAAGGGCGGTTCTAATCAACGAGCCTTCGCGTGTATCAATCGTGATACCTTGTTCGTTTGCCCATTCGTTGACTTTATCCAACATTCTTTGCAAAATCACCTGATAAGTTTGATTTTCAAACATTAGAAATTCACCCCCTTCCGAATTGGTATATCGCCGTAAATTGTCCGCGCTATGAAATTAACGGTTAATTTGCCTTTACCAACTTCAAATTCAAAGTTGTCAACAGCTTCAATTCGTGTGTCTTGTAATAACGCTTCGATTATGCGCCGCTTCACTTCCGGGATAACCCATGAAATAGGCATACCGAATAAATCTTCAAATTCAACTCCGTAATCCCAAGAAAAAATAACCCACTTGTAACGTTCTGTTTCAAGTATTAAATAAATTGCTTGCTTCATGGCTTCCTGATTATCGGTGAAGCCCAAAACAACGTTATTATCAATATCAAGTCGAAATGTATAACTTGACTGTTCAACAAATTCAATATCATTGTTCAAAGTAGGATTTACAGAAGGTAACATTAAATCGCCCCCAATCTGTCAATCACAATGAACCGTTGACCACCCTGTTCACGGATTAAAATAACCTTATCACCTACAACCAACTCATTATGAACAGTAAAAGTTTTTCGTCCTTTATAAGCGTGTTTATGCGTTGTAGGGTCAGATGTTCCACCGCTTGTATAAGTATCATGAATATTATGCGTGTGTTCTGTTTCATCTTCTGTCCAATGGTCAACAGTCATTTGGATTGTATGTGTAGTCACATTTCGCGCAAGAATTAACTGTGGGGCTTCAAGCGTCATTTTTTGTTCAACGTTGATTTTCAAGGGATTTGCGCTGACCACATTTCCAAAAAACACATTAACAGGTTTTGACGCTTCAACTGCGTCTAATGACGCTTTTTTCATGCTGTCAATCCATTTAGTAAAATCAGCCAACGAATTCACCCCCTCGTAAAGTTAAGTCCATCCAGTGTTCATTTTCATTGAACGTATGAACGCATTTTTCAACCAACATAAAATTTTGAACGTTTATATCGCCTAAAGCCAATTTCACGACAACCATACTTCCCGCCCGAACCCGCGTGTCACCGAATGCCTTTGTGATTTTCAGCTTACGGGTTTTGGCATTATACAAGGAAAGTAACGCCGCTGCTTTCTGTGCGCCGTTTTCGCCTTTTTTCAGCGTATCAAAATATTGGAGAATACCCCAATTATTGATATTGTTACTGTCTTGTACAACGTAAATGTCGCGTTTCCCGGTTTTTTCATTCTCAAACGATAATTTCACCCTGTTATAGGTTTGGTCATCGATAGAAGATGTGTAGTCAAAGTTTTCGCCCGTTTCATCGTCAATAAGCAAACCAACTTTCATTTGTTCAAGTGATTTCAGGGTCAGCCGTCCGAAATCATCATATAAAACAAACATTTGCTTCTTATTTTCAAGTTCCAAGTCAAGTGCGTTTCCGATAATGTCAAACAACATCGTATTGTCTTCCACACGGGAAGGAATGACATACTCTGTTTTTTCAATTTCGCCAAGCTGTAACCCAAAATCAGCGGCAATCATTGTAATAACATCACTTGCGGTCTTTTTTGCGTAAATATAAGTATCTTTGTTCTGTAAATATCGTAACTGGTCATACGCTGTGACAGTAATTTTTTGTTCCTTATCACGCTTCTTTGAAAAAATGAAGCCATAGAACAGTTTTTTTCCGTCAACAGTCAAACGAACGGGGTTTCCCTCTGTAAAATTCGCCACGCTATCTTTTAAAACAGTAAATGTTAACTTACCGGGAACGCCTTTTCGTTCCGTTGCCCATGTTACACCATCTAAGACAGGCGGCATTTGAACAACTCCATTATTTTCAATGAGAAGTTCAAAGTTCATTGAAAAACCCCCTTCCTATGGCAATTTGAACACTTGACCCGGATAAATCGTGTATTTCGTGTTTCCCGTTTCCTTGTTTCGCTTATCGATTATGTCTTTATTCAATGCGTAAATTTCAGGGTATCGGCTACCGTTCCCAAGATACTTTTGAGCGATATTCCAAAGACAATCGCCCTTGACAACCGTGTGTGTTTTTTGTGCCGGGAGATTATCGGCGGGTCTTTTTTGTTCAATCGTTGCCGTGGTCTTTGTCGGTGTTACTTGTTTAATTGCAATAACTTTTGTTCCATAGTCTTTATACTGTTTCAAAGAAATTTCAACAGATATATCAAAGCCGCTTTTTGCGTCTTCAAGAATTTTGTAATCTTCCAAAGATACTTTGATATTCGTATCAAATAACACCTTTCCACTCGGAGTAATGCGGGAAACAATGAATTGGAACGACGAAAGTTTTGTTTTTAAGCGTTCTAATTCATCAAGAAAAAATGACGCGCTTTTATACCCGCCGTCATAACGGGCAAACGGATATTTCACGTTCGGTAATAACGCTGTAAATGAAATATCCGTCAACCCTGCTTGTTTTAGAACATTTATTTCCCCCTCGTTTATTAACGTCATGGTTTGATTTTTGCCATTAATTTTCATTGAAAGTTTGGCGGGGGGGATAGGTAATCGAGTTTTATCAAGAAAAAAATCATATGCCATTATGAATGTACCCCCTCTGCAACTTCAAATAGCGTTTCTTCAACACGATCACCGATGTAATCAGCTATTCCGTCAAGGTCAATATCAGATGAAACATTGTTGTTAATATCACCGAATTCAACGTGAACTTCTGCTGTGGTAAACCTATTGATTGTGTCACGCTCGGCAATGTCACGCCATAGTTTTAATTCTTCTTCCGAATAATCAAGCTGTCCTTTCGTGTTCGCGTCGATATTGGAAACGCCTTTGTCGATATTGGAAAGGTCATAAGTCCCGTAATCACTAGCATTGGGAATGTTGCTATTAAATAAGGAAGCGGGGTCAAAATTTGCAATAGCATTATCAACGCTTTGTCCTGCCGTGTAACCTGTATTCCACGCGTCCCCATACTCCCAACGCTTTAGTCCTAATCCTTCAACGGATAGGTTAAGATTATCCATGACTTTTTGATAATTTTCATTTGGCGCATATTCGGCAACTGCCGCGTCAGCCATGTCTTTTAACCCGGAACGCCATCCCGCTACTGCGTCAGCCATATTTGACCCGAACACGAAATCAAGCGCGGACGCGATTTTTTGAAGAATCGCAAGCACTCCGTCAGCCATTCCCTGAAACATATAAATGATTGATGAAATGGGATTTTGAAATACGTTTCCAATGAAATTAGCGATTTCTATGAACGGATTCACAAGCGCGTTTATTACACCAAGCACCAGTTCAAGCAACCCTAAGAACAAATTCCAAAGGAACGCCCCTAAAGTTGTAAATGCGCCGAAAATAACACCCGTCGCGCTGATAGAAGTTCCTGCCGCCTGATTCATAATGCCAATGACAAGGTAAATTGCCCCGATAATCGCGATTATGGCTATCAGAATCCATGTTAAAGGGCAAGCTAATAGGGCAGTATTTAAGCCCATCTGCGCCGCCGTTGCCGCTGTTGTCGCGCTGACTTCCGCGCCCGTTGCCGCCGCTTTCGCGTAAGACGCTATGACGCTTGCGATTTTCAGCCCGTTACTTATAGCTTCCAAGGTGTTTGAAATCACCAAATACCCAACATAGGCGGCTAATCCTGCCGTAACCGTTCCGATTATGGGCGCAAGGATTGACCAATTATCATTTGCGAACTGTGCAATCGCTCCAATCATTTCAAAGATACCAAGCACTACACCCGCCACCACAACAGAAGCCGAAATGACGTTATTGACAAAAGTTTGAAAGGCGGGGGAATTGGCGATTTCGTTCAATCTGTTCAAAAGAGGTTGAAACGCCATTAATGCTTGATTTTTCATGCTTGTCGCAATCTGCCCGAATGTTTTAGGCATTTGCTCAAATTTCGCGTTGGTTTCGTCAGCCGCCGAAAGTAAAGCGTTTTTAACAATACCAGCCGTCAATTGTCCGTCCTCTGCCATTTTACGAATTTTCCCAATAGGAACATCAAGATAATCCGCAATGGTCTGAATAATTGTCGGGGCTTGCTCAAACACGGAATTTAATTCTTCACCGCGTAATACACCCGAACCCATAGCTTGTGTAAGCTGTAACATTGCCGCGTCAATTCCCTGCGAGGAAGTACCAGCGATAGTAAATTGCTTGTTCAACTGTTCCGCGAACGCTATCAATTCCGCGTTATTACTAAAAGCGTCACGCGCCATAATACCCATCTTACTTACTGCGTCAGCCGTTGCCTGATATGAACCTCTTGACCGTTCAGCGGCAAGAAAAATCATGTTTTGCAAGTCCTGAGTGGTCTGCAAACCGTCATTCATCATATTTAAACGGGCGGTTGTTTGTGTTAGTTGGTCAGATAATCCCAATACCATTTTCACACCCTGAATGGACGCATACGCCGCAACCGCCGCGCCTATTTTCTGTGTTAATCCGTCAGCCGCCGAATGACCCTGACGGACGCTGTTATTAAAACCATTTTGACCATTCGTCATTTCCTGAATGGTATCTTCAACGATTTGGAAAGACTGATTCAACTGTTCAGCCGCAAAGTTAGCAACCTCAACTTGACGTTGCATTGCTTCTAAAGAAGCCGTGTTAATGTCAGACGCACTTTCGACATTGTTGAACCCGGTAATTAAATTATTTATTGCGTTGTTGATACTCATGATTGGCGCGGTCATTTGGTCAACTAATCTAATTGTCGTTGCTATGCCCTGCATTTTCACGCCCCCTTTCTAACGAAAAAACGGAAACGGCAATTTGAAAAGTTAATTTCAAAATTACCGTTTCCATCTTCCACTCTTACTTTTCGTTTTAATTTTGTCAGCTTCTTCTTTGTCACGTTTTGCCTTTATATCAACTGACGCATAGTAAAACGCTTTTACACTTTGTTCAGCGTTAAACCATTCGTCAATTTGGGACGGTGACCAATGCCATTTTTCAATAGCGATGTGCAATAAATTAGCTTCCGGGTCACCGTCCAAGATTAGTTTTTTGCCTGTTCAACTTCTTCTTGAATTGGAACAAACCCGTTGAACTGGTTAATGAACTGAATGAAAGCGTTCCATTCGCCTGAATCATCAACCATTTCTTGAACAAGGTCTTCCGGGGTACTTACGCCGTAACTGTCTTGAAGTTCGGCGTTATAAAGGTCAGGAAAAACCACCGACGCGGCAATAAGCCGTTTAACATACTTTGTCGGATTGATTTTCTGCATAAACTGATTGGGTTTGCCGGGAACAGGAACATCCATCATGCACCGACTTTGAATTTCTTCATTTTCTTTAGTAGTAATAGGCTTGATTTCCCATTCAAGCGGCTTGCCGTTTTCGTCGCAAAGACTTTTTGTTGCGGCATAAAATGTATTTTCCTTGATTTTTTTGTTCTTTTTCAAGAACATAGACATATTGGACATATTGCGTCACCATTCCTTTCTTACATTCCAACCAATTCGTTGAACTTTTCAGGCATTTTGAAATCTTCAAAAGTACCTTCAACATCTTCATCCAAATACTCACCGTCAGCGTCGAATTTCGCCAAAATGCCGCCGTCAATGTTACAATCAATGAAAATCATCGTTTGCCGTCCTGCCGCCGACGTAGGGTCTTCGTTGGTCACCTGAATTTCAAAATAGGTATCTTCGCCCGTGTCCTTGTAATCAACCATCATTTGACGCATGATAGACTGATTATAGTGCATTGTTGCTGAAAATGTACCTGTCCATCCGGTAGATTTGTTCGCCTGTCCTGTGCGTCCCAAAATAGGAACGACGATTTTGTTTTTTTCAAACTTCGCTTCAAAGTTAATCATCTGCATAAAATTGTAACGTCTGCCGTTAATAGTAATGAAGCATTCCGCAAGTTTAGCGGAAATTGCGTCCTTACCTTTCATAATGACATTGTTCAAAGCCATTTTGAATTATCCCCCTTTCTTATGCCACGGTCACGACCATGTAAAGCTGTGCCATAGCATTAACAACGGTTACAAGGTCACTGACCAGAACCGACCGCTTTGTATTGCCCTGCGTAACAACCACATCGTCAGATTTGAAATTTTCAATTGCCCGGATTTCCTGCAACTGCTCATGATGTTTCACAATATCCGACCAAAGTGAAATTCGCCCTGCTTCATCATTCGGGATAATTCCCAAATATCGGGTATTGAAGATAACCGCAATATCATTCGCGATTTGGTCAATTACACGGATAGTCTGATTCTCCTTGAAGATTTCGCCTTTTTCAGCGGTAACGGTAACCAAACTGTTAATATCGGACAGAACACGCACATCGTCATTGACGCGATGAAATGCAAACTTGCCCGTTTTAATCGCGGTTTCAAGCTGTGTCTGCGTGTAATTCACGTTAACAGTAAATTCGCCATCATAAATTTTGTTCAGTGCGGATTTGTTGACGTTTGTTCCTGCAATCACGCCTGTAACCCAATAGATAAGCGAATATATATCTGCTCCGCTGTCAGTTACGCCATTCATGACGTTCACAACCCCTTCATAATCTGCGGGTTCATCAAACGCCACGCATTGGAATTTCACGCCCTGTTCATCACGCAACCGTCTTGTAAAAGCGGTATACAACCCTTTAACCGTTTCTTCATTAGACGGACAACCAATCGCATTGAAGGTATAACTTTCAATTGCGTCAAGATAAGACTGATGATTTGCATTTGAAATATTCGGATTTGCGCCGCCTGTCATCGGTGTTCCTGCCGTTAAATTAAGCGTTCCAGTTTTTTCATAAATAACAAAATCGTCATCTTTCAAGTCAGCCGCGCCGCTTACAGTCTGACTTGCAACTGTTACGCCATCCATCAGAACGGAAACGTCTTTTTTCGCCGCGTCATCAACATTTTCCTTAACAACGATGGTAATAGCGTTTCCGCGTGTACCAACATATTTAGCCGTACCGTAAATGTTGGAAGCCGCCGTACCGCCTGTTCCAAGTCGATACAAATAACCAATGCGGATGTTTTTAAACAGTTCACGCAACGGGCGCAACTGCGGAGAAGTATAATCATAACCGAACAAGCGCATACTGTTTTTCTGTAAATCGCCTGTAGTTACCTCAATAACTTTTCCAACTTCGCCCCAATCAAGGGAAAGGGGAATAGTTGCAATACCACGTTCGGAAAGTGTTGCGCTTGCTTTTGCCGCCGCAACGAAATTGATATATGCGCCTGGAAGCACCTTGTTTTGTGTTACGAAAGTACCACCACCAAGAGCCATGTTATTTCACCTTACCTTTCATAAATTCATCAATCAACGTTTCAACTTCGGCGTGTGAATACTGCTTCCCGTCTTTTAATAAGGCGGTCAACAAGTCGCGCCGTTCGTGGTAACGCTGTGACTTCAAAAGCTGTTCTTTTGAGAATTTGGAAACGGTCACCGCTTCCGGCTTTTTTGCCATATATACCACCTCTATTTCGCTTGATTTTCAACGGACAGTTCTTCCATTGGATCAAGTTCGGGATTGAATTGAACGAACATATTGAAATTCACAAAGAACGTCAACACACCGTTAAAATATTCGCCCCTCATATCTGTTCCACGCTGTAAATCGCCGCCGACTGTGATGTATTCCAACGCCTGAAACAATCGGTCATTCACGTCATAACATTCCGCTTTCACGTTTGTTTTGCTTTGGGGAATGTATTGAACCGAAAACAAATTTGTTCGGTAATGACGGTTTCCTAAAAACTGTTCACTTGTTGGATTCACCAATTGCAAAATAAAACAAGGTTCTTTCAAACCTTGCTTCACCTGTTCCGTATAAATCCGCGTCACTTCGGGAAACGCTGTTCGCAACGCGGCAACTATACCGTCAATAATTTCCTGAATCACTTGAACACACCCCCCATGAACGTTTTCAGCTTATTCATCAGGATTTTAGGCGCGTCACGCTGTAATTCCTGTTCTGAAATTGTCAGCATGAATTTACCGTCCACCCATCCCGTATGGTCAGCCGTTCGGTGTCCAAATTCAACATAGGGCGCGTATTCCGTGGGGTTTATGACTTCGATTGTATAAGTGTTACCCGTCTTCACAACCTCACCAATCGTCCAACCCCGGCGCAATGTACCGCCTTTTTTACCTGTATGCGGCTGAAATTGAACGTGTTTTTCTTGTGCTTTTGCCGTGAAGCTGACATTAACCCCGTCTTTCGTCGTAAAATTAACGACTTTTTCAGGCAAATTGGCGATAAAGTCAACGGGTTTATCATATTGTCCAACAGGGGTTCGCTTGATAACCTTTCGCAACAATCGCGCCGCCAATTCTTTAACAGCGGCTTCATTCCATTGTAAACGTTGGGCTTCGTTCATCTTGTTCAAACCTTGTTGAAATTTTTTTAATCCAGTAATATTCACCTTACCCTTCATTCCTGCCATTACGCCCACCCCTTAAACGGTACAAGGACGATTTCTTGATGATTGGTAAACACACCCGGTTCACCACTCCGACTGAATTCAAACGTTCGTCCATTGTGTTGAATTACTATTTTTGAACCCGCGTCAATCGTCAACAGATTATCACAAAACACCTTAACAACCTGAACAATTGCCGCGTTTGCTTCGTTTTGGTTTACAGTCTGTAACGTGGAAAAAGACAATTTGCAAGGCTGATTTTCAAGAACGGTAACTTCTTCAAAACCCGTTGAACCATTTGACTTTGTAACTTCATGATATTCAATCACGGTCAACGCATCTTTCCAAAGTTTTTGAAGGGCGTTCTTGTGTCCTACCATACGAACCGCCTGTATGTGATGAATTGCGATTTTCCGTAATTCATCAGGTAATTAATCAGCCAATTAAGCGGATTCGCCATATCGCTAACCGCATAGGTGACTTGCGTGTCACCCTCTTTAATTGATTTTATCGCATTTTCCACGTCAAATTCGGGAAGCCGTCCACTACCCTTCATCACGGACAGGAATTCACCACAAACCATGTCAACGGCGATATTGTGTAGTCCGTCAGGGATTTCCGCAACGTTGCATTCATTACGGATAGTCCAAGTAACCTTTTGAATTGCAAATTCAATAGCATATCGGTCACCGTCAACGACCGTATATCCCAACGATTGAAGACGTGTAATTACATCTTCATACATTCATATCACCCCTTTCAGACTTTACACCTTACGCCGTGTCCTTTTCGATTTTTCTTCGGCATTAGAAACGCCGGGAATTTCGGAATTTACATCTTCCGTTTTCCCGGCGTTTTCCTGCTTCATTTGTTTCTGTTTTTCTTGTTCAACTTCGGCACGTTCTCGTGCCTGACGTTCTCGCGCTCGGTTAAATGCTGACAATCCCATAATTATAATACCCCCTACATGATTTTGTGCTTCAACAGCGCAAGTCCAATAGCCTTATCTTCGTAGACTTTCGACCAGTTAGCCGCTGTTGCCAGTTCCGCATTCGTCGGGGTTACTCCTGCGACGCTCGCATTAGTAAACTTCACGCCGAACGGATGAAGCACAAGGGCGCGGCGGTTAATAAGAATGTCATCGCTTGCCAAGCTGTCACGGTCAGTTTCAACAGGAGTCAAATCAACAGGAACACCATCACCACGACCGAACGAACCCGCCGCAAACATATACGTTGAATAAACACCCGCTTCATTCGGACAACCATCATCAACAATGATACGATAACCCATGTAAGACGGGAAGTTAATTTCACCGCGCGAATTAGGAATGTACTGAATAAGGTTCTGTTTCTGCAATTTGGTAAATACTGCGCTGTGCATAGCAATGGCAGTCAATTGGTCAGCCGCATCACCTAAAAGCTGTTTTGTATCAAGAATAGCATTTCCGCTGATAACAGCCGCTTCACCTGTATTAGCTGAAATATCGTTGACGTGAGAAGTGCTTAAAGTGCCGCTAAAAATACCTTTCAAAATGGAAATAAGGATAGCTTGTTCTTTTCTGCTCCACCAACCCGCAAGCTGTTCAGAAATTGCTTCCATAGGAGAAGAACCCGCAAGCGCACCTGCTAATTCGTTCGTACTCCACGCCTTACCGCGAATAAGAAGGGCGGCTACGTCCTGCTCTGCGGTAATTTTTTCAGGGGTCAAAGGGTTACTGTCAGAAAGAACTTCATCATCCCCGGTAATAGGTTTCCAGAACGGCATATTGATAAGTTTACCGCCTTGCGTTACAAGACGGTCAATTTCTGCGTTCTGTACTGCTATACCACTCTGAACTAATGCAGAAAGTTCTTTTGTCTTTTTGATGATATACGCCGCAAATACTTCGGGAACGATAACATCAGTAATTTTAGTCTTTGCCATTGTAAATTACCTGCCTTTCAAAATTTTAAATGAATGGAATACCCGCTTGCCGCGCCAATGTACGCGCCAATTCAGGGTTTTTACGGAACAGTTCAATCTGTGCTGCTTCGTTATAAGTGTCTTTGGCGAAAGGATTTTTTACACCATTTGTTGGTTGTGACGTTCCTGTTTCGCCGGGTTTTATACCCACAAAAGATTGTGTTTCGTCAGCCGCCTTGAACAAGAATTTTGTGCTGTCAGCTTTAGACAAGGCTTCAATTTGTTGTTTTCTAAGCGCAATATACCCTTCGTCATCAACACTATCATCAATCGCCGCTAAAAACGGCTTAACTGCCAATGCGTTAATAGCGTTTGCTTCACCAAGAAGCCTATCGTCAAGGGCTTCACGCTTCAAACGTTTTATTTCTGCGGCATGTTCCTTGTCCTTCTGCTGATTGGCGGCTTGCAGTTCAGCGATTTGATTTTTCAGTTTTTCAGCCGCGCCGCTTTCATTTTTTAGCTTTTCAAGTTGTTCATCGCGTTCTTTCAAACTTGCTTTCAACTGGTTTTTTTCGGTATTGACTTCATCGAACCGCGCTTTGGTTACAAATGCGCCGTTCAACGCTTCCATTACCTTATCAGCCTGTTCGTCAGTCAACCCAAACCCTTTCAATGTTTCCTTTGTCATAGTAAATTGCTCCTTTCATTTTTTCCGCTGTATGTCAGCGATTTATGACGTTCACTTTTACGCCCGAACATCGTAAGGCGATTTTTTCAAAGAATGTAAGAAAAAACGACTTCGTATTTTCGCGTATAAGCCACGAAAATGAAGCCGTTAATACTAAACATCCTCCGAAATTTACATATGAGAAAAGCACTATTGAAAAGTTAATTTCAATAGTGCTTTAATCAGTGTTTTCGTCTTTCTCGTAATATTCACATTGTCCTGTGTTCCTAATAACTTCAATTGGTTTCATATCCGGGTAACCGAATATCGCGCAACTGCTTTTTCGATAATCATTGGAATACGGTGTTCCGTCATTCTGAAACAAACAGTCTTTACATTGCTTGCAGTTTTCGGAAATGCCGCCATCCCCGAATTTTTCACCTTCATGTGCTTCAATCCATGTTTTCATTATCAGTTCACTTCCTGTCCTATAATTTCCATGTCAATATAAATTTTTCCGTTTGATTTTTCAACTTTGATAACTCGAAACGTTGTTCCGCGTTGTAAAATCATTTCAGATTCAGTACCGAAATGTGATTGCTTTGAAATACCGTCCCAACTGCGCCCCGAACCATTACCAAAAGAGGAAAACGGTTCAGCATACATCATTTTTGTCCCGGACGGCGCATAAATATTCATGATAATAGGCTTATCAGCAAAACCCTTACCTTTTGCAACGCCTGTACTGAAAAACCCGTAATCTGTCGGTGTTGTACCTAACAGTTTTGCGGCAAATTCATTTTCAGATAAATAGAAATCATTAGGGTTAATGTTGAAAAATTTGTCCATCCCTTCATAATTTACCCCACGTTGAACCCAAACATCAATTGAATAAGAACTTTTTTCAATAATGCTTGTCATCGCTTCAATCTGTTTACGAACTTCACCGCGTTTAAAGCCCTTATAAGAAACGCCGATTTCGTCAAGGTCAACCTTACCAACGCCTAAAAATTTATTTGTTCCATAATCGTAACCACGCAACGGTTCATTGAACTTTGAATAACTTCGCGTGTATTCATAGATTGCGTCTTTTTCGGCGTTTGTTGCGGATTGCCAAACTTCACCGCATTTGGCGCGTAATACGTCATCGGCTTCTTTCGTATCTTTCGCCCACAATGCCGCGTCTTTTCGGGCTTGCGTGAACGGGTCTTCCGTACCCTTAATTATATCATTTTTCTTCAAAGAAATCAAAGTAGCTTTTACTTGCTTCAATTCACTTTGAATTTCATAATAATGCTTACCTTGTTTATCGAATTCATTAAGGTCAGTCAATAACTTTTCCCACTTGTTAGCTTCTTCCGGGGAAGCTCCCGCCAACTTCTGTTCAAAGTAATCTTTCTTCGCCTGAATACTGCCTTTTTTCGCGTTCCAATCGGCGGTTGTAACATTATCCTTCCAAATGCCGCTATACGTTTTGTTTTCCAAGCTGTCAAATTCCGCTTGAAGCGTGATTTCTTTTTTAGTAAGGGCTTTTTTCTGCTCGTTTAACAGCTTCTTATCAAGCAACGCTTGAAATTCATTTTTCTGTTCAGTAAGTTCAACGTGTTTCAACATATCGTTGATTGAACCGTTGCTGATGTTACCGCCGTATTTCGTTTCAAGGTCTTTCAACTGCTGTTCAATATCGCTGATTTTTTCTTGAAGTTTCTTTTTGGTCAAATACTCCTTCTTATTAGATTCAGTGGGCGGGGGAACATCCTTCATCCATGAAACAACCCCGTTATGGTCAATCGGGGTCAAGCCGCTTTTATCCCCGCCATCAACAAACGCCTTTTTCCAGTCCTTATATATCATATCAGACGGAATATAATAGCTTTTCCCGGTTTCATCGTCACGGGCTATTCGTTCTCCCTCGTCATCGGCAAAATAAGGGGCGGTTACGCACCTACACCACGGATGAAAAGGCGGGGCAGTTGCTCCCGCTTCAAACTGTGACATAGGGTAATGCTTACCGTCCATCATACCGCAAATAGAACAGGTTTCACCGTCAAGCGTTCCGACAACTTCAAATTCTTCCACATCAAGCGTTTCAAATGCCTTTCGTTGCGCTTCGTTTGCAAAATACGCGCTTTCGGTCATTATCAAACGCCCGGCATTTGACTTTGATGTATTGAATTTCTTTGCAATCGCCTTTATCGCATCATCGGGGGCTTTCCCTAATATCAGATTTTGGGTCAATTGCGTGTGAACTTCAGTTAATAAACTTTGTTTCTGCGTCCAAAGACGGTCACTAAATGTTTTATTATCAAGTGTCCACGGCTTTGAAAGTACATTTTCAATTTGATTAGGATTTAAAGCGGCAATATTCCAACCAATCCCAAACCCCTGTTGAAGCGTGAACGCCGTATGATAATAATTGTCTTCGTAAATCTTCCCGAATAGGGAAGTAGTCTTTTGGGCGGTCTGTCCGTAAAGCTGTTCAATCGTTGCTTGCGTTTTCAGCTTTAAGGCTTCCAATTTGGAAACATGAAAACGCGCCGACGCATTTTCAAGCTGTTTTATGAATGCCGGGTCAATCATCGCATCTTTACCATACTTGATATATTCGGTCACATCCCATTTGAATTCAGCTAAATCTTTACTCGTCAGCCATTGGCGCGCTTCCGCAAGCGTAATTTCATTGTTTTTGGCAAAACGTTCATACCATTGTTCAATTTGTTCATCAAGCGTTTTTTGTGCAAGATTAAATTGACGCTCGATGGCGATTGTGTAATTTCCCGCGTTTTGGTTTTTTATCGCTTCAAGGATTTCAGCCCTGCGCCGCCAGTAATCACTATTTTTCAACCGCCATCACCGCCTTTCATTGCACAATATTTTTAATCCCCAGTGTTACCGCCTGTTTCGGGGGTCTTTGTTACTAACCTGTTACCTTCGCCTTGCTCCAACTCACATAAAAACGCGACGTTACACGCCAAATGCGATAAATGAGGAAGTCCGCTTTCAGCGTCAACGCCGTGGGGGTCTTTCAAATAAGCAAGCAAATGACGAAACGCCGCGTCCCTGTATCTTTCAACTTCGACTTGCCGCCAGTTTTCCGGGTCACCATATTTGGCGTTCCCATACTCACGAATTCGGGCAATTTCATAAATAATTTGTTGCGGAACAAGGGTTAAACGGGGTTTTCCTGCGTCAGCTTTCGCCGTTTGATTGCTCATCGTCTTCACCGTCCCTGTGATTATGCTGAATAGGGAATGCGTCTGCGTACTCATCAATGGCTTTCTGCTTTTCAGCTTCAAGCCGCTTGATTTCACCCGCCACATCATCAACCCACGGATGTTGTGCAAGCAATGTTTCCGTGGACAGAATTCCGACAGAATTTTTAATGTTATCAATAACATCAGCTTCATTCATCAACATATCGCGGTTAAAAATGATTTCAACATCTTCGTTTTTAAAATCACCGCTACCCGTATTCGCCAAATGTGCGTTCACAAAAAATAACAGGTCTTCAAAAGAAGCCTGATATTCCGTTTCCATGCCGTTAGCGTCTAAATCAATATCGCTGTACATGGACATGATATTCATTTGGTTTGGATTGCCGGACAAACGGTCATCCTTCGCATCATAGCCCATTGCGTTTTCAATCAGGGCTTTTTTCAACAGTTCAAGCAAAACCTTGTAATTTTCACTATTGACTTCAACGTTCAGCGCGTCAACATCACCCGCCGCCCCGTCAATGGTCTTTACTTTGATTGCGCCGTACTGCGCCAAATTATAGCGGAATTCAGCAAGGTTTTCACCGTCATAGTTTTTGATTATCAAAATAGTGTTTCTGCTGTCTTCCTGCATATTGTTTTGAAAGTCTGAAAGTGTCGTGTTCAAAGCGTCCTGCAAGGATTTAACCTTACAGATAAGGGGTATTTCTTCATCATTATACTTGAACGGTATGATTGGAATGCGTTCCCAATTATACCCCTTGCCGTTACGGGTCATGTAAAAAGAAAACGGATTTTCTTCATCCGGGATTAAAACACCCTCTGTCAAAGTGTAGTATTCAATTCCCGTAGTTTTGTAAATTTCAACTTTTTCAATGATTTTCAAGTCCCGTCCTTCATAGGCTTCGACTTCGTACAGGCGAACCACGCAATCAAGAATTGTATGGTCAGCGTCCTTCCAAAAAGGCAAAATTTCATAAGGCGCGAATCGCGTAAAAGAAAGTTCATTTTTATCGTTGTAATAGACATACAACCAACCAATACCGCCGTTCAAACTGTCTTCTCCCAAATTCTGAAACAGCCGATGGTGGAATCGGCAATCTCAATGGAGACCAAAAAGTATACCAACAATATTGAAAACGGGAGCCAAAAAGCTGGTTCCCGTTTTTAGTATCGCTATGGTATTTGGGTGCCGATAAAGGAACCAGGGG